TATTGCTACTACCTACTTGTTGAATATATACGCTGTTTGGTCCTGTTGCTGCGTCGGTAGCAAATACAGATTGTGCCCCGAAACTTAACATTACCGTTAATAATTGTTTCTTCATTGTAATCTCCGTGATATTAATTCGCTACCGTAAACCTTTTAATTTTTAGGTTCTTCCTTGAACGACCAATGTCCTTTACGAGCACCTTCGTTAATTGTTTGTAAAACTGCTGCCTGTACTGCTAAATCGATTGCCTTATTAATACTTTCGTTTAAACTTCCGCCGACTTCTGCTTCGAGTGTTTGAGTTCCACCACTAAACCATCTCATCATTGTTAATTTGTCCATATAACTTAATACAGTTTTTGTAACAGTTACATTGGTTAATACTTCGCCTGTACTTACACTGATTGTACGTAAATTAATGGTTACCCAGTCTGATTGGTATTGTGTAGTACCGCCTAGTTTAAATACCGTTGCTCCTGCACCACCTGTCTGTAAGTTGCTATCGTAACCAATGATTCCGCCTTCTACAATAATTCCAGCAAATACCATTGGAGGTAATGGTTGTGCATCTTTACCTTGATATGCTTCACGCATTTGACGAATCATTTGACGTTCTTTAACTAAGTTATCTAATCCTACACGCTCAACAACTTTAAACCAACGTCCGTTTCCTGCATCTTGTAGTGCTTTGATTACATATCCTTCTGCACCTTGTGTTACTGCTGTTGAGAAACTAGCATAACCTTCGACAAATTTACGTTGTCCGGTTTTATCAGTAAACGAGTAAACAGCCGCAGGAATCGGTCCGCCTGCTGGAGGTCTAACTTGATTTTCTTTCTTCTTTAAAAGGTGAGATTCAGCAATTACTGGTTCATCAAATTGATCGCCTGTGAGTCTTTCTCTGATAGCCGATCCAATTGTGCAACCTGACAATGTAGTAAGTGTAACTAACCCTAAAATTAAATTCTTCATAGTCGCTCCTTAAAACGCAAAAGTACCGACTGGAACAGTCATGGTAGTTGATTGACTTGGGTTAGCAGTATTCACAATCTTAATGCCGATGGTGTTGCTTACTGGATTTAATGACCAAGTAATTGTGTTACCGCCCACTTCCATAGTTCCACCGCAATCGTTACCACAAGTAGGTTGTCCAGTTGCTCCAAACAAAGTATTAGTAATGTTAAGTGCTAATTGACTATAAATGCGACTTTGTAAATTTGCAACAAACTGTGCTTGTGGAGTATTTGCTGCTGCGGTTTTTGCTGCTTGTGCTAGTGCTTCACTTTGTGCTTTGTTAGTAGCATCGTTTTGTTCTTGCATTTGTTTAACTGAAAGAACATACGTGCCATATCCGTTTCCATTTAATGCAGGACTTATAAAGTGATAGTCAAGTTGTGCTGCATAAAGGACAGAAGGTGTGACTGATAGTACACTGAGAAAAATAGAATGTGATAATTTCATTGTTCGCTCCTAACCGATTCGCTCCCGGCTATGTTATTTACGAACAATTAGATTACAATTAAGTATGTGTATTATTAACTTTTTGTAATGATGTTATATAAAATACTAATACTTGCGAGAAAGTCGACGATATGTATCTAACATTTCGCTTAATTGATCAACAGGTTCTTCTATGTTTCCAGTTGGAGCATACTCTGTTTCTTGCGGTTGTGGGATAGTTCGATCTTGTCTTATTGATTGATTTGATTGGACCGGTTGATTAGGTTGTTGGGCTGGAGGAATCTCTCTTCCTTGGCGAGGCGGAACATTACCTGATTGCGGATTTTGAATCACAGGTGTTGGACCAGGATCTATTGTTGGTTGTGTTGAAACTACTGATATTTGAGGATATGCGTATGGTAGATACGTTGTAATAGGATACCCGTGTTTTGCACTTAACGACATTCCGGCATTTTTTAAATCTTTGCTATTTTTAAAAAATACAAAGAATGGGGGTTGGGATGCTAACTCAAGGAATAATACTCCTTCTTCAGTGCCTTTAACTTCCATGTATTTGTCAAATGTAGCTTCAGCAGATAACTGTGTGCATTTTATAGCATCGCCTTCGTCGATTCCGTCTAATATACCCGAAGTTTTATCACCGTATACATCTTTAAAAATATTATGTAAAGCAGTCATAATTTTATTATATCTGCCAGTTTCTCTTGCTCGATCAACAATAGTAATTAAGTGATTAAAGCTCAATCCTGATTTTGGATTATCGACAAACGAAATTTCTGATGCAAAAGAAGAATAGAATTTTGCTACTTTTGACGAATATCCTTGTCCTGGAGAAATATCTCGATCGTAGAATCTTGAGCCGCCTTGATCAGCTGCTTTAACTTCGATATTGATATTATTATCGATTAAGATATCACCTTTTGATCGACGGGTAATCCTTTTTGAAAATGTAGTTAGGAAATATTCGCCCTTTCCGCGACCATATCCAGTTTGACGTAATAATTCGTTAGTTATTTCTCTAATTCCTTGATTAGTGTCATACCCATTAACAATATCATTAATTGTTACTGGTTGCTTAGACAATAATTTTTTGATATCGATTAACTCGCCATTTTGCCAAAGCCGAAATAATTGATCTCGTTCAGCTTTAGTCATATCGATACTAAAGATAAATCGAGCTAATAATTTTCGTAGACTTGCAAGTTTTTTAGCTTGTAAATCTGGATCAGGAATGCTGCTGATTGCTTTTTCGATGTTGCTTAACTTAGTTCCACCGGCATCGGATCTATCTAACAATTCTTCAATTTCTTGTAATGCGTTTACAGTTTGAGGATTGTTAGGTAAATCTCTAATTCTCAATGAAAGACTATTTGCAAATCTATTAAACTCATCGTCATCGCTAACAGGGTCTGATACAGTATTCATCTAATATTTATCGAATATCTGGGAACAGACAATGCTCGATGAATACCTTTACATCCTCTTCATTAAGACCTAGACTAGTCATAACTCTAGGAGTATGAGGATTTTGTTTCTGATTAAATGCGTAGTAGTTTTGTGCATCAGTAGTATCTTCTACGGTGTTATTAGTTTCTGCTACACAATTGAGATAATGCAAGGTAGTTTTTGTAACTGTTCTAGTAATCTGATCTAGTTCTTCTTGTAGTTGAACATTACTAGCAGCAATCATGCCTAGACTAAAAATGTTTTCAGCCCATTCGGGGAGAGTTCTAGTTTTGCGCCACTTAAGATCTTTAGATTGATATGAAAACCATTCTATTAATGGATGATTAGAATCTCCTGCTGCACTAAAATCATGGAAACAACCGGTAATTTTATTCTTACCAGCTACTACATCGAATCCATATATAGGAGCAGGGTTGTGTAAATGTGGAAAGATGCAACAATGCATCATCCACAATCCACGTGATTCGCGGCAGTCTACAACGTCAACATGAGCACGGCGGTAAGCAGTACTAGTCCATACGCGATTGACCCACCCTGGTTGATTAAAGCGATCCATACCTGATTCTTGTATTTCTGTGCCAGTTGCATTAAACGATTCCTCTAGTAAATGTTGAATGGTTATTAATGTATTCCAGACATTACTCATGTTCGACTAATGTCATTATTTCTGCGAATAGACGAATTGCATATTCAAAACATACATTTGCCTCATCGGCCATGCCATCGTGTATTCTTTCTCTAATTGCAGTTTTTAATAAATCGGCATCTTCAAACTGGTAATATTTTCCATGACCTGGTACACGATTACTAATCAGTTGTCCACCTGAGAGATCACCCATGTGGCGAACGTATATGTGTGCCATTAGCTTTTCTGGATCGTCTTTAATGCTAAGAATATGATTTGAATAATCTTCGATTACCGGAAGCTGCACTACCACTTCTTCGTTATCTTCACCCCATAATTCTTTAAAATCAGCATCAATTAGTGGAGCTCTGCGAAAATCAGGGAGTTCTTTAAACAGCTCATGCTCCATTGCACAAGTTTCTAAAATTGCATAACACTGATATTGATTTTTTAAAAACTGTGCATAAAGTTTAGGGTCGATATTACCTGAGAACAAGATTTTTACAAAAGGCTGTTTTTCAGCTCTAGTGTGATTATCCTTAGTAAGGTCTCTTAAACTCATTCTTCCTCCATCTTAATCTGTAGTGGAAATCCATTAATGCGAGTTAGCTCAGCCGCTTCTGTTAGTTTCGCCTCTGCAATTTCATAGTTGTAAACACCTGCAACTCCTGAACCTTGCTCGTGAACTTGCATAGTAATAGTTCTAGCAGATTCAAAGGTGTGTTTGAATACTTCCATTAATAAAGAAATTACAAAATCCATCGGGGTTACATCATCATTAAGAAAGATGACTTTCCACATAGTAGGTTCTGAAACTTTCAGTTTGGTCTTTTCGTCGAAAACGACATCAGTACCGGCCATTTTATTCTCCAAAGGGCGGGGGAAGAAAACTCCTCCCCCGGATTATTATTGATTATTTAATATTAATTTGACGAGGTTTTAATGCTTCTGGAACAACACGTTTAATATCGATTTGAAGCATACCGTTCTCAACTTTTGCACCTACAACTTCCATATACTCGGCAAGTGTAAATACCTGTTCAAAATTTCGAGCAGCTAGTCCGCGATGTAAGTATTCAACTTCTACATCTTCTGTATTTGTACTAGTACCTCGAATAGTAAGTCTATCTTGATCGACACTTACGCTAATATCTTCTTTAGCAAATCCTGCAACTGCTACTTCGATTCCATAATTATTCTCACTGTATTTTACAATATTGTGTGGAGGGTAGTTACTATGTTGTGCATTACTAAAGAATCGATCGTTAAAAATTCGATCAAATCCTACAAGAGCTCTGTTAATTTGAGCAAGATCTGCTGTTGTTAATGGTTTTAATTGTGACATTTTATTTCTCCTTATTTAAGCAAGAATATTGAGGGGCCTCACCCGAGCACCCCTCGTAGTTATAATATATTACTTTGTTTCGCTGTTGTCAACTTCTGTGAATTCGGCGTCTACAGCCTGTTCTGCAGATGGATTATTTTTTGCTTCTTCAGCCGCTTGCTTTTTTGCAAAAACTGGACCAGCTGATTCAAATAACTTTTGTACTGAATCTTTAATTGCATCTACATTATCGCCTGCTGTTGCATCATCAACTGCCTTGAGTGCTTCTTCAAACGCGGTAGTCTCATCTTCTGTAAGCGTAGACTTAAATTCTTCAAAATCTTTCTTAAGACCGTGTGTCTGTGCCTCGGCTTGATTCTTAGCTTCGATAAGTTCTCGAGCTTGCTTATCAGATTCGGCATTTTCTTCAGCTTCCCGAACCATACGTTCGACTTCGGCTTCACTAAGACCTGAGTCAGACTTAATAGTGATTTTGTTTTCCTTACCAGTTCCCTTATCCTTTGCACTGATATGCATAATACCGTTTGCGTCGATGTCAAAAGTTACTTCAATTTGTGGCATACCTCGTGGAGCAGGATCAATACCGTCTAAGTTAAATGTTCCAAGTTCCTTATTATAACGGTACAATTCTCTTTCACCCTGTGCAACCTTAATAGTAACAGCAGGTTGATTATCTTCTGCTGTACTAAAAGTCTGGCTTGCTTTAGTCGGAATGGTAGTATTCTTAGTAATTAACTTAGTAAACACACCGCCCATTGTTTCAATACCAAGCGATAATGGAGTAACGTCTAACAACAGGACGTCGGTCTTATCGCCACTTAATACAGCACCTTGGATTGCGGCACCTGCGGCAACTGCTTCGTCCGGATTCACATCCTTACGTGGAGTCTTACCGAAAAGTTTTTCAACTGCTTCTTGTACCTTAGGCATACGAGTCTGACCACCAACTAGAATAACTTCGTCGATGTCAGCCGCAGTAGCATTTGCATCCTTTAACGCAACCTTACAAGGTTCAATTGAACGAGCAATAAGATCGTCTACAAGTGATTCAAACTTTGCACGAGTAATAGTAACATTTAAGTGCTTGGGACCAGTTGCATCAGCAGTGACATATGGGAGATTTACTGTAGTTTGTGCAGTACTTGACAATTCGATCTTTGCCTTTTCTGCTGCTTCCTTAAGACGCTGTAATGCAAGTGTATCGTTCTTAAGATCAACACCCGAATCCTTTTTAAATTCACTTACAAGGTAATCCATTAAGCGTTGGTCAAAATCTTCACCACCTAAGAATGTATCTCCATTTGTAGAAAGTACTTCGATTTGCTTTTCACCATCTACGTTAACAATATCGATAATAGAAATATCAAAAGTACCGCCACCTAAGTCATAAACAGCAACTTTACGATCTCTGCTGTCTGCCTTATCAACACCGTATGCAAGTGCTGCCGCAGTTGGTTCGTTAATAATACGCAATACTTCAAGGCCTGCGATCTTACCTGCGTCCTTAGTTGCTTGACGTTGTGAATCGTTGAAGTATGCCGGAACAGTAATAACCGCTTGTGTAACTTCCTTACCAAGATATGCTTCTGCATCCGTCTTCATCTTGCGAAGCACTTCTGCACTAACCTGAGGCGGTGCAAGTTCCTTGCCGTTAGCCTTGACCCATGCATCTCCATTATCTGCCTTAGTAATTTCGTAAGGCATTAAGTCAATATCCTTTTGAACTGCTTGCTCGTCAAACTTACGCCCGATAAGACGCTTTACTGCATATAATGTATTCTTTGGATTTGTTACTGCTTGACGTTTAGCTGATGCACCTACAAGAATTTCTTCGTCAGTGTAGCCAATAATTGACGGCGTAGTTCTTGCGCCTTCTGAATTTTCGATTACTTTAGCAACTCCATTTTCTAGAACTGCTACACATGAGTTTGTTGTACCGAGATCGATACCGATGATTTTAGACATATTATTCTCCTTTAATAAGCGAGTCTATTGAGCACCATGCTCGTGTAAAAACCCCAATGGCAATTTTTACAATTTTATTTATCATTTGATAAACTAATGTTTGACCATTTGGCTAATTTTTCCATCTTAGCTTCTGCAGCTTTAACTACGTTTTCTTCACTAACAAGTTCTGACATTTCTAAAATGTACATCATTGCCTTGAGATCACCTAGTTCTTCTTCTAGACGCTGTTTGTTTGTGCGTCCGTTCCACGTAGTTTCAATGCCAAATCTAAATATCTTAGAAATAGCTTGAGTAACTTCTGCACACTCTTCTTGAGTGATACAAAATATTTCTTTAGTTTCTTTATCCATTAGACGATGTCCTATTTAAAAAGTTTTCAACGGATCGTTTCTTTTCTTGCAACATTAAAATAGTTTGCACATATCGGCCGTCGCGTTCTCTTGATCCGATTAGTTGTTGTTCCTGTTCTGCAATCTTTTGAATAGTATCAATTGCAATATTGACTAAACTTAATGCGTTAGTTGCTTGTACTTTATTCATATTAGAACCTTGTAAATGGGGTTACCTTTCTATTCTGTAATTCGCGACATACATTTTGAATAGAGATTGCTTGTGCAAGAGCATCTTCTAACGCATTATGGGCTGTAATTTTTGGACGCATCGGGTCAATTCCGAGATCAAACATAGTTCGCACATCTCGTACTTGCCAAAAATCCCAAGGAATCTTTTTATGAATACGTTTAAAAACAGTTTCGCAAATTACAACGTCAAACCCAGCACCGTTTGACCAAACACGTTGCGCACCCCAAGCAAATTTATATAAGTCTGCAAATGCGTCCTCTATATGAATTCTGCCTTCTGTGCTAAATGCTTCCTCTTGTGCTTCTTTTGATTGTGTTGCCCACCAGTTAAGCGTATCATCGCTAACTGTTAGGTTAAGTTCGTTGCAGCTATCCAAATCGACTTTGACGTAGAATTTATCATTATCTGTAAAATCAGCGACAGAGCCGAATGGATCAAATTTTACTGCACCAATTGTTAGAATAGACGCATCGGATGATGTTGCCAATGTTTCTAAATCGATCATTAAGTCGGTTTTTGCCATAAGTCTCTCATTTATTTGATTAACTTATTGTAACACCGATTTTATAATTGTCAACGCTTATATTGTTGTAATGCTTTAATTGCTGCTGCTTCTTTTTCCAATTTCTTACGATAGCGAGCTTTTGCAGCACCAGCTTCTCTCTTTCTCTTAGTAGTTGGCTTTTCGTAGAATTCTTTCTTTCTCAATACTTCGAGTTTTCCAGAATCTTCTACCTTTCTTTTAAGTCGGCGTAGAGCTTGAGTAATGTTTTCGCCTTCTTTTACAGTAACACTGAGCTTATTCTTCAGGTTCGTCCTCATCATTATCCTCTTCTTCTAATTGTTCAATAATTTGGTTTAGATCATATATTCGATTTTTTGAAATCAATCCATAAGGAGTAATCTCATCCATAGTTATATAGTATGTGTTTCCGTGTGCTAACAGAAAAATGACAAACTTACTGGTTAATTTGTCACAGTTATCAATATCGATTATAACACAATCAACTTGTCCTGCAACACTTAATAGCCAATCAATATCAGTATCGTTATCATCGAAAATAAAGACATTTAAATCATCTATACTCTGACTTAAAATAGTTTGAAATTGTTGTTTGACGGTTAGTGAAGGCTTTACTAATAAGTAACTAGGATTTAAGTTAAACAACTTATCCGGCGGTGTTATTACTGTTATTTTTCCTAAGTTCATAAATCCTTCTTGCAAAATATGATAACATGTCAGCGGAGTAACTGCTAAAGCGAGGTCTTTCCTTCGAAGACTCTATGAAGTCAGCTAATTCCGGATCATGTTCTGGATCAATAGCCAAGTTAGCAAATTGATCAACAGCATATTCTTTATATAGTTGATCTATAGGCTTAAGGCTTGATCTTTGATATTCCTGATTAGTAGTTTCTGGTTGAATAACTTCTATCGGTTCTATTACTTCTTCTACTTCAGTTACATCTGCAGGTTCTTCTTCTACTTGTGTTACAACAGGAGGTAGAACAACAGAATCAGTAACTATTTCCTTATTCCATACAAAGGACATTTGAGCAGCTAATAGCATAATGACTGCTAACGGATCAAATACAATTACAATCATGATGATAACCCAAGTTACGGCCTTTTCTAGGATGTTTTGATCTGGGTTATCATTGTATACGAATTTTGCAATATATTTGATTGGTCCTACTTCAGCTTCGACACGTCTAAGGTCTTTCGCTATAGGAGCTCTTTCTTGTTTGAGACGAGCAATCTCGCGTTGTGCTTCTTCAATTGAATTTCTAAGTAAGCTCCGCTCCTTGTTTTGCGAACGCCTAATGTCGACAGCTCGAGTGACACTTTTTTCACTGGTGGATCTGGCAACAGTCTGGTCAACAGAGTCATCCATTTGTCTAAGTGCTTTTCGAGCTGCATCTATATTCTCTTTTTGTGTGTTAACTTGTTCGTCTAAAATTGCTATCTTATCTATTACATCGCCTGTGGGCATACTCTGATCGGAGTGTGCTTTTGACAGGAATCCAAAAATTCCCATGCTCGTTATAGTCATTAGCATCAATATGGCTACGAGCATGTATGTTCTTATAAATGCCGGGGCCCTATCCCAATTAGCCTTGAGCCAACTTGCGCCAACTAACTTTGCTACTTCTAAGGTTGTTCCCATTATATAAACAGGAATTGCCGCAGCAGAAAATATAGCCGCTAACCCTATTACTGAGTAATAAATGGCAACGGCTGATATAGTTAGCCCTGTAAAGAGCAGCAAGTATGCTAGATGCATTAGTTTGCGCTGATTAGCTCGGTTCCGTCAAGTAAACTGACTGCCACATCTGCCCAAATATTAGCAGGAACATCAGGTTGTTTAATTGTAACTTGAGTGTGAAATCCTTCTAATTTATTAGGATCGTATGTACGCCAGAACTTAGTGTAGCCAGTTGTGCTACCGCGAATTACGCCGCGTGTTACCATTTCTCTAACAGCCTTTGCAGTTGTGTTTACATAGTTGCTTCCACCACCGTATCCAACAAATGTTGTATTTGATGAATTTTCCGATAACATAACTGCTTGGTATGCTCCTAAAATAAATGCATCACGATCATAACGAACAGTGAATGTTAAGTTAGTTGGTTGATTATTAGCATCAGTAGTACCTGCACTAGTTACCTGCATATCGATAATTTGTCCATCGCAGTACTTTGTAAGTTCTTCAATAACTGCTTGGAATCTTAAATTTGATTGAGCAAGTCTTGTACCGTTTGCTGTCGAAGTTGGTAATGTAGCAAATGAATCCCAATCATAAGGATTAAGAGCACCGCTAGTGTTTAATGTATTAGTAGTTGGCCATGTTGCTGTCCCACCGCTCATTGTAATAATGATGCGATAAAAGCCCGGCGCTAATTGATTTGAATCTTGTTGAAAACCTGAAGGCATTTTAAAAACTCCTTTAAAATATATTATTGTATATTTATTCTATTCACTAGTTACTGTAATTCTAAACTAACTAGTTGTGTTCCGCCCATACCGATAGATTTTGCTGCGTGTTTTGAAAGATCAATAATACGACCTCTAACAAATGGTCCTCGATCATTAATTCTTACTATAATAGATTTATTATTCTTAAGATTAGTAACTTTAACGTGAGTACCAAATGGCAGATGTCTATGCGCTGCGGTTAACGCTTTTGGATTGAATCTTTCACCATTTGCTGTTCGATTACCTGACTCATTACCATACCAACTAGCCATACCGATTAATCCGTGTGTTTCTTGATGCATACGGACATGATGACTGTGATGGTGCCTATGTTTGTGATGCTTCCCTGCATTTGCAAGATCGCTAAACAACAATAAAGATAAGGCAAGGCTGCTAAGGATAAAATTTTTCATAGTATCACCTATTAAGAAAAAGAACGGCTCGATTGCCTTTGAAAAATACCAAACTGGTATTGAGTAGTAATAATTGAATTTTGTGTATTTTGAATGATGCGTATCATTTTGTTATCTCCTTTACGCTGGATCAGGAATCGCTACTTCCGTCATGGTTAAACTGTTTTGGCTGACTATATCTCCTTAAACCAAAAATGATATTATGCCTGAAACCACTCAGGCATAATAATATATATTCTCAAAAATTTCTTAGTTAAACTGTCAGTTAACTCGCTTTACGAGTTGCTTTGACTTCTGTGACATCCTTGCGGACTTCTTTGCATAGAGTTGCAAGTGTTTGAAGATGCTTACGTACACGAGTACCTGCTGCACCTACTTCTTTATCATAAAACTTTTCAAAATCTGTTTCCATTTCTTCGATAATCTTTGCGAAGTCTTGGTATCTATTCGTAGCCATATTTTCCTCCTATGGTCCTGTTGAAATATCTAGTGAATCTGACTTTTGTTTAGCAAGCCTATTTTGACTTAAAATAAAGTTTGCTGCTTGTGTAGCTACAGCTTTAACAGGTTGACTTTGCAGTGATGCTAAAGACCCTTGTGAAACTGTAAGCTGAAGCTGTGCTGCTGCTAAATTTGCCTGAGCAGATGCTATTTGTTGCAATTTAGCAGTTTTTTCTGGTCCGTCTAACATACCGATAATACTTTGTTCTAAACTTGCAATTTGATCTATGAATCCATTAATCTGATTTGTAAGCTGATCAATCATAGCCTCAATTGCTTGAATTTGTTGAACTATCATATTTTCAATTTGTTGTTCGACTTGATCAATTGTTTGATCAACAGCTGATTCGAGGGCTGATGATAATTGATTCATTATGTCATTGAAAGACGGAATACCAGCACCGACTAATTTAACCATCGCTAAAAAACTAGCAGGCGAATAAGCATAAAACATTTCCCCTATCTTACCTGCACTCATAGTAAACGGATTTGACGATAATGCTTGAGATACTGCCGACAATGCTTGATGATGTGCAACAATACTGTTTTCGGCATTTTTCACCCTTGCTTGCAATTCTTTAATTTGTTTATTTAATTCGCCTGACATAATTTATACCAGCGCAATACTAGTAGTTGCTTGAATAAACTGTTTAGCAAAATCTGCATCAGTTGGTTCTGCTATTACTACTGGTTTACTAATTTTAACTTCCTTATCTGGATGAACTGTAAACAAATACGGCAATAACCCAACACCCTTTGGTCCTTGTGCAATTACTTGAGGAGTTGATACCTTAAAATAAGCATCAGTTTCTTCAACTAACTTAGCAATAATTTCTTCACCTGAAGTAAGTTTAATTGTAATTACTTCCCCTGCTGATAAACCTTTATCAATTAACATTTTGTAACCTATCCTTTAATTCTGTAAACCCGCCGATATATTCTTCATCTAAGAAAATTTGCGGTACTGATCGTGCTGTTGGTACTGCTTCTAATAATTGTTCTTTAGTCCAACCATCTCCGATCTTTCTTTCTTCGTATTCAATACCCCTTAATAATAACATGTTCTTTGCTTGAACGCAATGGGAACAGTTTTCCTTACTCCATATGATTGCTTTCATTCTTTCCTCTTGGTAATAATTTTTTTATAAACTTACTGTATTTTATAGTCATTTTTTCTCGGAAGGTTGGCGGCTTTTCTAAAAAGTTAATAGAAATTTCCCGTAATCTTTTCATTTCTGCTTGTTGTGCCTTACGCCATGCTTCGCGGTTTCCTGATAATAAATCATAGTATTGCGGCATAGGCGGAAGTTCTGGTTTTGAACCTGCTACAATGCTGCATACAGGAGCATGGATCTTATGTACAGTATAATCTGCAATCCATTTACCTAATGACAACGAAATATACCTTTCTACGAATTCCGCTAGCCAAAACATGAATTTTACAGTACGACAATTATATTTGTCTTCAATTGCATTTGTGTGACTAAGAATAATCTTCATATCGTTAGATACTTTCTCTAAGTCTTCTTCGTGTCCTTCTAAAATCTCTAACCTATTCTTATACGATTGAATAGTTTTAGGAAGGCATTCTTTTTGATAATCTCCGGTGTCTGGATTTTCTAGAAGCTCTTCTAATTCTTTAATTTTTAATTTTGTTTGTTCTATTACATAACTCATAATAACCTCTTATAAATCAGGTAACTCACTATAGTCAATTGTGTCACTCATAACTCCAATTACATAGTTAGTTGACTCACTTTCTTGTAATGCTGTTTGTTTTTTACTAGTGTCACTGTGCTTGTTAAACCAAGGAATCGGAGTCGACTTTGGAGCAGGACTTTGATACTTAATACCAATTTCCTTTAATGCACCTACTGCTGTATAATCAACAAAGTCTTTTAAAATATTTGCGTTTAATCCAATAACCGGGCCTTTCTTAAATAAGTAATCGGCCCATTCTTTTTCTTCTCGAATAACGTCTATATACATAGAGTATACTTCGTCATGACATTCTTCTTTAACTTCTGCAAATCTACTGTCTTCTTTAATTACTTGATTGATTAAGAAAGCGGTCCATTCCTTGTGTAAAATTTCGTCCTGTAAAATAAGACTGATAATATTGCCATTTCCGATAAAGATTTTGTTTTCTACCATAGCAAGGCTTGTAGCAAACGAAACCATGAAGCGGAATGCTTCGAGTCCGTAACTTGCATGAAGAGCAAGCCAAACAGCCTTAATATGCTCCTTCTCTGATACGGACTGGCCAAGTTCTTTTTTACAATTAAGATCGTGGAGTGCATCGTAATAACAACCAATTGTAGAGGCCATATTAACGATCTCACTAGTATCGTGAATTGTGTTAAAAACTTCCTTTGGAACATTATAGATATTTCGAATAATGTGACTATAACTTCGACTATGAATATTAGTTTCAAAGAAACTCCACGCTTGAACTAATGCTTCTAGTTCAGGTAATGACACAACCGGACTAAACACTTGCACAGGGCCGCGTCCTTGGATACTGTCTAAAGCAGTTTGTCTTAGTAAGTTACTGGTAAAAATATGTTTAACTGCATCGCTTGCATCCTTAAAGTCTGCGGCATCTTTAGTTAAACTAATTTCAGTTGGACGCCAAAAGAAACCTTGTTGTGCTTCTTCGAAGTTAGCAATCTTATTATATTTAACTTCTTCAAATCGTTGTACTGTTACTGGACCTGCAGGATCTAGAAACATCTTACGGTTAAGGTAATCTGTTTTAGTTCTTAAATTATATTGTTGTTTGCTCATGTTTCACTGTAATTTGTTTTGTTGGATCTAATTGATAGTATCCGTTATTAAAAAATGTTTCAATATCGGTTAGATACTCGTCACTAGCCATACATTGCCATTGATGGTCGTTTACCTTAACAAACCGCATAGTTATCGGTCTGTCGTGTGTTAGTGGAATCACAATTGTTTTTTCAGTCATGTTTAACACCATGTTTCGTTTCCCATTCTTTAAGTGCATTTGGATCTGTTTTATTATAAGTGAAAAACCATTTTTTCGCAAATTTTGAATACCTTGCTCTCCACATGCGATTACCGATTCTTAAACATCCTCCGAAACTATTTTTGTCTCTAGGAGGATAAAAATTTAAACCGTTTCGAATTTCTTCGCCTTCTTTTCTACAATATATCATACTGGTTTCCATACTGCTATTTTTAAGACCCCGCCATTTAAAAAGTTTGGTAATTTAGTCCATAAAAATACCTTATAACATAATCCGGTTTTTTCTATCATTTCATGTGGACACAGATATGTCGCAGTCTTTGGAAATGGCCATTGGAATCGAATATACCATCCGCTTCGTTCCATATTTGATTTATATCTATTACCGAAGCTCAATATAACATTATCTGGATAAGATATTGTATCTCTTACAAATGGTGATATTTGAACTAGTTTCATAATTCCCTCCATTCAGGGTCATCTGTAGGAACCCAACCATTTCTAAAATATTTTACCATATTCATAAATGGCCCTACTGTTTTATTATCGTACATGGTACCTCTTACTAAACTGTGTAATCGACAATATGATGGTTTATTATTCTGTAACCATACTTCATAAATTTTATCAGCTTGTTTCCAAATTGATTTAGTATAATCTGTTGCTCTTGGATGATTCCATGGTTTTACTCCTGCATTAGGATTTTTAGTTTTCATTCTTTTAGAAATAATTTTTCGTTCTTCATCGCTAATAGCAGTTTTGCGTAGACTTGTAGTAAACGTCATTCCTTTATTCCATGCCCCATTAATTTTTGTCGGATTATTTGGACCTTTCATATAATCCGAATACTGCCTTTTTAACCATCCATATACTTTATTGTTTCTTTGCTGGTCCTTATTTGCTGATACCATAAACATAGCAGCTTTAACTAGCCGTATGTTGTTAGGATATATTTTAACCAACAATAGATGACACAAATAATGTTCTTCTGGAGTTAATGATACTAAATTAGTATCATCGTCAGTTCCGCCGAGACATCGTGGAATAATATGATGCTTTTCAATATACCCATCTAGAAGTCTATTCTGTCCCCTCTTTACTAATGTATCGTATATCTTCTGATAATTCATATAAGTCTCCTATACACTATTTATCATAGTTTACAAGAAACTTATAATTTACAGCTTACATGATTCACATGAATCATCTTCGTACTCTTCTACATCAACTTCTACATACGCTTGAACCGGATCAACTTCCTTAGATCCTTTCTTATTGATTAAACTATAGTAGAATGTTTTAATTCCCCATAACTGTGCCTGCATTAAGTTTTTAGCAATTAATGTTGTGGGCACTTTACGATCTGGATAATGTGCTGGATTGTAGAATGTATTAGTTGAAATACTTTGATCTACATATGCTGCTAATACTGCTGCTGTTTTTAAGTATCCTCGGCAATCAGTTTGCTCCCACATTAACTGGTATTTGTTCTTTAATTTATGGTATTCTGGAACAACTTGCGTAAACGAGCCTGCCTTACTTTCCTTCGTGCTGATAAGTGACATAGGCATTTCGATGCCATTTGTACTGTTAATAACAACACTACTAGATTCAACAGGGGCAATAGCCATAAGTGTAGCATTTCTTACTCCATATTGTTTCATATCT